TCGAGGCGGCCTTCTCCGGCGCGACCTGCGCGCCCTGTTCCGCAACGGCGGCGGTTTCGGTGGTGTTGGTGGCTTCTGCGTTCTTCATGGTTGTGTTTATCCTTTCGGCGGTTGATCCGCGCATGACGATTCATCACTCCGGTGGCCCCGGAAGGCAAGGGCTTTTTTCGGGAATAAACGCATGCCAGCAATGAGCCAGCGGGCGTATGCCCGCCATCGCGGAGTCGCGCTGTCCGCCGTGCAGAAGGCGATTGAAACAGGGCGTATCTCCAAGCTGGCAGACGGGCGAATCGACTCCGAACAGGCCGATGTCGAGTGGGAGCAGAACACGAGGCGGCACGCGCCGCCGGTCGCCAAGCGTGAGCAGGAGGATGACGACGTTTCGATCTTCGGCGCTTCGCAGTATGCGAAGGCGCGCGCTGTGCGGGAGCACTACCAGGCGAGACTCGCCAAGATCGAGTACGAAGAGCGCGTGGCCACGTTGGTCCCGAAGGACGAAGTTCAAGTGGCCGCGTTCAACAAGTTCCGGCAGTTCCGCGATCACATACTGAACATCCCGGATCGCGTCGCGGCCATGGTAGCCGCCGAAACCGATGCAGCGAAGTGTTACGAGGTCCTGGCCACCGAGATCCGAAGGGCGCTGAATGAGTTTGCTGACTCCAACGGCTGAAGAGATCTACTCGGCAGCGGCGGCGGCCGGAGCGCGGCCGGACCCGCTGCTGACGGTCTCGCAGTGGGCAGACAGGTACCGCGCCCTCTCGCAGCGGGCCTCGGCTGAGTCAGGCCCATGGCGCACGGAGCGGACACCGTACCTGCGCGAGATCATGGACTGCCTGTCGCCGTCCTCGCCAGTCGAGCGAACAGTCTTCATGAAGGGCGCGCAGATCGGCGGCACCGAGTGCGGCAACAACTGGATCGGCTATGTGATCCACCAGGCGCCCGGCCCCATGATGGCGATCCAGCCCACCGTGGAGATGGCCAAGCGCAATTCAAAGCAGCGGATCGATCCGCTGATTGAGGAGTCCGAGGTGCTACGGGCGCTGGTCAGAGATCCGCGGTCGCGCGACTCCGGGAACACGGTCCTGTCGAAGGAGTTCCCCGGCGGCGTGCTGGTGATGACCGGCGCGAACTCCGCGGTCGGCCTCCGCTCCATGGCGGCGCGGTATCTGTTCCTGGACGAAGTGGATGGGTATCCCGGCGATGTGGAGGGCGAGGGCGATCCGGTGAACCTGGCCACCGCGCGCACCAGGACGTTCGCGCGCCGCAAGATCTTCATGTGCTCGACGCCGAAGATCACGGGCATGTCCCGAATCGAGGCGGCGTATGAAGAGAGCGATAAGCGGGTCTACTGGGTGCCGTGCCCGGTCTGCCGCGAGTTTCAGACGCTCAAGTTCGCGCAGTTGCGCTGGCCGAAAGGAGAGACGGAGAAGGCGGTCTACATCTGCGAGCATTGCGGGCAGGAAATTCACAATCACCAGAAGCAATCGATGCTGGCGTGCGGAGAGTGGCGGCGCAGCGCTGTTGGTGATGGCAAGACGGCTGGCTTCCACCTTTCCAGTCTCTACTCGCCGGTGGGTTGGTTCGCGTGGTCAGACGCGGCAAAACAGTTCGAGCAGGCCCAGAAGAATCCCGCGTTGCTTCAGGTCTTCGTCAACACAGTGCTGGGCGAGACGTGGACGCTGTTGGGTGAAGCGCCCGAGTGGCAGAAGCTGTATGACCGGCGGGAGTCATACAAGGTCGCCACCGTGCCGCCTGGCGGGTTGTTCCTTACGGCCGGCGCGGATGTCCAGAAGGACCGCATCGAAGTTGAGATCACGGCCTGGGGCCGTGGAAAGGAATCGTGGTCTGTCGATTACCGAGTCTTCGAAGGGGACACATCACGACCACAGGTCTGGGAGAAGCTCAGCGGACTGTTGAACGAATCCTTCTCCACCGAGTCCGGTCTGGAATTGCAGATCCTGCAACTCGCCGTGGATTCGGGTTTCGCCGCCATCGAGGTGTACCAGTGGGCGCGACGCCAGGGCGGGCGGGTGCTGGTCATCAAGGGCGATTCGCGGACGCCCGCGCTCATCGGATCGGCCGCGCCGGTGGAGGTGGGGCCAGCGGGCGCCAAACTGAAGCGCGGCGTTCGGGTGTGGCCGGTCAATTCCGGCATGGCCAAGGAAGAGTTGTACCGGTGGCTCCGACAGGATCGGCCAACGGATGAGGACGTGGCGAAAGGGATTCCGTTCCCTCCTGGGTATTGTCACTTTCCTCGCTACAGCGAAGAGTACTTCAAACAGATCACCGCCGAGCAGTTGGTGACGAAGATCGTCAAGGGGTATCGCCGGCACGAATGGCAGAAGATGCGCGAGCGCAACGAGGCGCTCGATTGCCGGGTGTATGCACGCGCGGCGGCTGGACGGGTCGGTATCGACCGTTTCCAGGAGAAGCACTGGGCCGACCTCGAGCGTCGGGTTGGTAGGCCCCCGGTGAAGGACGTCAAACAAGCACCGCAGCAGCAAACGCAGAGCGCGGATGGCAGGCAAGCCGCGCGTAACCGCGTGCGTTTCAGGATGGAGGTTTGACTAAAGTTGAACACCTTTTCGGCTTGGTTCAGGACATGCCAAGGAAACTTCCCATTTTCCTCCCTCATTTGTGGTACTATTTTGGGTAGTTAGGCGATTATGCCTGAAGGAGACTATGGGTTCACCACTGCTCGTCCACTTCGACCAGTCGGAAGTGGATCAAAGGCTTGCGACGCTTGGACTGGATAGAGAGGTGCTCACAACGGCGGTCTTGAAGGGGCTTGCTGGGTGGGCCTCTTGCACATTGAATCATCCTCCCACGTACCCCGGCACGGTTGCATGGGCGGAAGGCACGCGTGCGCTTCGCGAGGGGCTATTTGCCCGCGGTTGGATGCGCAAGAACGAAACTAACCTCCCGTTGGTTGTGAATGCCGACGAGACGATTGCAATCGCATTTACGTCAGGGGACGCCGACACCGGGCGAAAGGATGGGTATCCATCCACGCGGTCCGCTAAAGGTCCAAAAACTGCACAGGCGGTCCGAATCAACCAACGGCAGGAACAATTCGCCTTTATGGACCCTGCTCCGGTGATTGCGTCGATGAACACCTCTGGCAGGTCCACTTGGCTGCTTCTATCGCATCGGGACACCGCTTCCAGGGAGTTGCGTTCCGAGTTGTCTCGCCCAATCGAAATGACGGAGGACGGCCATGTAAGTAAATGGACCGAGAGAATTATCTTGACGGCATTCCCGCTTGACGAAAATCCACAGTTTGAGAGCGACGATGCTAATCAGAGTCCCGAGATCACCGTTGAAATCAAACAGTTGGGATAACGACAACAATGCGGGTGTCCCAACTCCAAGCCGAATACGTCTTGCCCGTAAACGGCGTGGCTTAACTATAAGCGAGTTCGCAGCCAGGATCGGCGTTGATCGCAAATCAGTGACTGCATATGAGTCAGGAAAACATGCTCCCGTCAAGGAGGATGGCCTGTCTAAGATCTCTGCGGCTACCGGATTTCCTATAGATTTCTTCTTTGGTGAAGACTTGGACGAACCCAGCTTAGACAGTGGGAGTTTTAGATCCATGTCGAAGATGAGCGCGCCGCAACGGGACATGGCATTGAGTCAAGCGGCACTCGGACTCTATTTCAGCACCTGGTTAAATAAGCGGTTCGGACTGCCAGAATCCGCCATTCCCGACATTGGCCGCGAACCTGATCCCGAGGCCGCAGCAGAGTCCGTACGGCGCGAGTGGGCGCTAGGGGTACTCTCAATCAGGAATATGATTCATCTCCTTGAGGCGAAGGGCGTGCGTGTGTTTTCTCTGGCTATCGATGCAAGAGAAGTCGATGCGTTTTCCATGTGGAAGGGACGGACGCCATTTGTATTTCTGAATACCCAGAAGTCTTCCGAGCACAGCCGGTTTGATGCCGCCCACGAGTTGGGCCACTTGGTTCTCCACAAGCACGGAACGCCTCAGGGAATAGAGGCCGAAAAGCAAGCGAATGCCTTTGCTTCTGCATTTTTGATGCCTCGGGCAAGCATCTTCGCATCCGCTCCCAGATTTCCGACGTACTCTGGCCTAGTGAGCCTCAAAAGACAATGGACTGTATCGGTGGCAGCCCTTGCGTATCGGTTGCACGGATTGAGCTTGATGAGCGATTGGCAGTATAGGGGCGTGTGTATTGAAATTGCAAAGCGAGGAAGGGACTCTGAACCCAATAGTGCTCCCCAAGAAAGATCACTGATTCTGCCCAAAGTCCTGGCGGACCTGTACGATTCCGGCGTCAACCGCTCGCAGATTGCCAGAGAACTGTCGATCCCCAATTCAGAGTTGGAACAACTGCTATTCGGCTTAACAATCACTGGAATAGACGGCGGAGGCAACCGCCAACCTGACTCAACACCAGCTAATATCAGTCGCGTGAAATAGCCTCCTTTAGCTTCACATTTCGGGTCAGCACATCCACCGTCAGGCACTCGAAAAACAGTTCACATAGACACTTAATCGGCGTCTCAGACAATTGTCCCTCGTCAAGGCGGCGCTAACGCCTACCCTACCCGGAATCGGCCAACCATATTCAAATGGCGTTCACTCAGTCCGACCTCGATGCTCTCGACGCCGCGCGCAAGCAAGGTGCGAGGCGAGTCCGGTTTCAAGACCGCGAGTTCGAATTCGACTCCGTGGATGACTACTTGAAACTCCGGAATCTGATCCTGAACGACATCGCCCAGCAGAGCGGTCCGCAGCAAGTGCGCCAGGTTCGCATTTACACGACGAACGGTTGGGGCCACTAAAGCACCGTGCCAATTGAAACGTTGATGACGCTCGCGCGTCAGGCCGGGCACGAGCCGATGCCGGTCCCGCGCGTGCCGCGCACCCGCGCGATGGGAACGTTCCCGTTCGATGCCGCCGGGCGCGGGCGCCGGGGAATCGGATGGAATCCGCCGTTCCTCGGCCTGAACACGCTCCTGTTTTCGCACGGGCTGGAACTGCAGTCGCGGAACCGGGACGCAGTTCGGAACAGCGCGTGGGCAGCGGCGGCCGTGGATTCGTATGTGGCGAATGCAATCGGTCGCGGCATTCGCCTGGTACCGCACCACCCGGACGAGAACGTGCGCGACCTGATCACCCGGAAGTGGAATCGATGGACTCGGGAGTGCGATGTCGAGTACGACCCGCGGAATCCTGCATCTGGCCAGACGGATTTTTACGGCCAGCAGATGGTGATCGCGCGCGAGGTCATGGAAGCCGGCGAGTGTTTCGTCCGGTTCCGGCCGCGCTCGGTGAAGGAAGGACTCACGGTTCCGCTGCAACTGCAACTTATCGAGGCCGAGCAGTTGCCGCTGTGGCGCACGGCGGTCGAGCAGCTTCCGCCGAAGAACTCTGTGCGGTGCGGAATCGAGTTTCAGCCAGACGGGCGGCGCGCGGCGTACCACTTCTGGAAGGCGCATCCTGGCGAGACGATGTTTTTTCCGATGGACGCTCTCTCGGTCGAGCGAGTGCCTGCGACCGAAGTGCTGCACGTCTACAAGCCGATTCGCGCCGGGCAGTTTCGAGGACAGCCGTGGCTGACATCGGTGATCGCGAAGCTCTACGAACTGGAGCAGTACACGGACGCGGAGATCGTCCGCAAGAAACTCGCGGCGATGATCACGGGCTTCATCACGCAGGCCAGCCCGGACAATCCGATCATCCCGCCGGATCAGTATCAGAACGGGCCGAGCCAGACCGAGCAGGGGACGCAGATCAGCAAGCTCGAACCCGGCACGTTCCAAGTGCTGAACTTCGGCGAAGAAGTGCAGTTCGCCGAGGCGAAGGACAGCGGCGATTTCAAATCGTTCATCAGGAGCTGCCTGCAAGCCTTCGCGAGCGGCGCCGGGCTTGCCGAGTACCAGATCAGCGGTGACCTGTCGGGGATCAACTACTCTTCGATCCGCGCCGGCCTGCTGGAGTTTCGCCGCAAGTGCGAGCAGTATCAGCATTCGGTTTTTATCTTCCAGGTCTGCCACCCGGTTTATAAGCGCTGGCTACGCGAAGCGATGCTGGCGCTGGTGTTCGGCATTGATCTGTTGAACGCCTACAACAAAGATCCCGAGCCGTTTGAGGAAGTGCAGTGGGTCACGCCTGGCTGGCCGTGGGTTGATCCCGAGAAAGACATCAAGGCTTCCAACGATGCCATCCGCAGTGGCCTTTCTACGCGCTCCGGCGAAGTCGCGGCGCAAGGTCGCGATTCCGGGGCAGTGGACGCCGAGCAGTCAGCGGACAACAAACGTGCCGACAAGCTTGGGTTGTCTTACGACAGCGATGGCCGGAAGGTCCTCACCGGGCGCAACGCCGGATTGACGGAAGGCGAGATTCAGACGGATGCGAGCAAGGGAGAGGTGGACGTGAAGCCGTGAAGAGTCTGACTCGTCTTGCATCGCGGTTCGTGAACACGCCACTCATGATTCATCCGCCCAAGCTGGACGTGATAGTCCAGGCGCTGGGGCCACGGCTGGGGATCGTTCCGGTGGCCGGCGTGAAGCTGGCG